CGTGGTTGTGTTGCGTTCCATAGGGATGCTATCGGTTATGGTGAAGGCATTGGTCCTAAAACAGAAATCAACTATGTTCCAGAAAAAACATCATTCCTTGTGAATGCTATGTTATCTGCTTGTTCTGTCGCTATTGACGGTCAAGGCATTGTTGAAGTTTTAGCTGATGAATAATTTAACTAGGAGAAAGTAGAATGGCTTACGCACAAGAAAATTTGTCGCCAGCAGGCGCACAATCTAAAGCTGGAAAAAGTCCTGGAATGTGGACTTATAAAGGAACAGAGGCAAAATCAGCAATAGCTGGCTCTGGTTACTTTAACAGCGCATCATCTGTATTAAATATAGGTGATTTAATCTTTTATTACAAAACTAACTCAACGGTTTCAGCGAGTATGCATGTTGTACTAACTAATGCATCTGGAGTTGTGGATGTTTCAGCAGGTACAGATATTTCTGTAGCTTAGTAATATTAGTAATGCAGAAGGTGGGGGTTTCGACCCTCACCTATTTGCACATTTGGAGAAAGTAAATGGCTTCTGGAGATACATCTTTATCAATTTGTTCTGACGCATTATTAATGCTTGGAGCTAACCCAATATCATCCTTTACAGAAGGAACAGATGAAGCAAACATTTGCAACAGCTTATATCCAGATATTAAAAATAAAACAATAGCAAGCTACCCTTGGTCTTTTTCATTTAAAAAAGTTCAGTTAGCAAGGCTTATTACAACACCAACAACAGAATACAAATACGAATATGCATTGCCTTCTGATATGTTAGGAACACCAAGAGCGGTGTTTAACAGTAGTCAGACAGGAGCAGTACCACAAAGACAATATAAGTTAGTAGGTGGAAAGTTATTAAGTAATTACGAAGAAGTTTATGTTGATTATCAGTTTGGGGTTGAAGAATATGAGATGCCTCATTATTTTGTACAGAATATGAAATATCAATTAGCATGGCATTTAGCTATGCCTATTACAGATCAATTAGAAAAAACAGATTATTGGCGCACAGTAGCGCAAGGCACTCCAGGAGAAAATGGCAGGGGAGGGTATATGCGTCAAGCTATGAATATAGATGGGCAAGGACAGCCAACAAATGCAATACAAGACTTCTCTTTAATTAGTGTGAGAAATTAATGGCTCGTTTTGTAGAAATTCAAACTAATTTTACTACTGGAGAACTTGATCCTTTAGTTAGAGCTAGAGTTGAGCTTAAAGCATATGATAACGCTTTAGAAACAGCAAAAAATGTTATATGTCAACCACAAGGCGGAGTTACTCGTAGGCCTGGAACTAAGTTTATAAATGAATTATCTGGAACTCCAGCAAATGGCGTTAGACTTATTCCTTTTGAATTTTCAGTTAGTGACAGTTATATGTTGTGTTTTACTAACAACACAATGTTTGTGTATAAAAATAAAGCTTTAGTTCATACACAAAATAGCACTGGAATTGTTAGCGCTTATTTAGATAATTTATGCTGGACACAATCTGCGGATACATTAATTTTAGTTCACGAAGATATGCCTCCTAAGAAAATTGTGCGAAACAGTGACACTTCCTGGACTATATCTGCAATAACTTTTAAATCAATTCCAAATTTTGCATTTACTTTAAGTGTTAGCAATCCAGCGGGAACTCTTACTCCAAGTGATGTTGCTGGTAAAATAACTTTGACAGGAAGTAGTGCTGTTTTTAGTTCAGGAAATGTAGGGCAGTATATAAATGCTAGTCCTCAAGGAAGAGCAAAGATTGTTGAATTTTTATCAACAACAACAATTAATGTTGTAACTGAATTTCCGTTTTTTGACACTTCTGCAATAGCAAATGGTAACTGGGATTTAGAAACAGGTTATGAAGACGTATGGTCTAATAGTAAAGGATGGCCTAGGTCTGTTACATTTCACCAAGGAAGGTTATATTTTGGAGGATCTAAAACACGACCATCTACTATATGGGGATCTAAGGTTGGATTGTACTTTGATTTTGAAGGAGTTGAAGGCCTTGATGATGACGCTGTAGAAGCTACTTTAGATACTAATACATTTAATGCTATTGTTGATATGATATCAGGACAAGACCTTCAATGTTTTACAACAGGTGGTGAGTTTTATGTTCCACAAGAAGGTCTAAGTCCAATTACTCCGTCAGGGTTCTTTTTATCAACTACATCGAGAAATGGATGTAAAGAAGGATTGCGAGTAAAACAGTTAGAATCAGGAACATTATTTGTTCAAAGGCAAGGAAAAGCTTTGTCTGAAATTGCTTATTCAGATACTCAACTTACTTATTTAACTTCAAAGATATCATTGTTAGCAGGCCATCTATTAAAAACTCCAAAAAGAATGGATATTAGACGGGCCGTAGCAACAGATGAAAATGACTTATTACTTATTACAAATGAAGATGACGGAAGTATAACTGCTTTTTCTTTACTAAGAGCGCAAGATGTTATTGCACCATCTGAGTTTACAACAGAAGGTTTGTTTGAAGATGTTGGCGTAGACATTACAGATATATATGTAGTAACTAAAAGAATTGATGGGTTAACTAATGCAACTGTAAAAGTTCTTGATTACGCAAATATTGCGGTAGGGACAAAACTTACATTTACAAAAAATGATGGGACTGTTATTACATTACAATCTGAATCTGTGGGAGGTGGATCGCCTAGCTCTCCTAGTGGAAACACACATTTCTTTAAGCCCAATACAAACAACAATGTAACGGCTGACAATATATATACTGCATTAAATGCTGTTAGTGGGTTTACTGTTGCAAATCCAGCAGCTAATGTTGTTAGTGTTGCTAGAGACAATGCTGGAATTAATAATCTTATTGTTACAACAACTGATTCTACTAGATTATCACAAACAAATTTCTTAACAATAGATAAACATTATGTTGAGGTGTTTGATGATAATGCTTTAACAGATTGTAGTGTTATTGGGACAACTTCTGCAACTGCTAATATGGCACACTTACAAAACAATGTAGTTAACTGTATTTCTGATGGGTATGTTGAATTAAACCAAACAGTTCCATCAGGGGGATCAATAACTTTTACAAGCCCACCGGCTTCTAGTTCTGAATGTGGACTTCCTATCTCTGTTGAAATTAAAACAATGCCTTTAAATGTAAAAGCACAAGCTGGTACAAGAATTGCTTTTAGAAAAAGAGTAATAGAAGTAAATGCTTTGTTACATAAAACACAAAACATAGTTATAAATGGAAATTTAATCCCTATTAGAAGTTTAGGATCAGGAGCGTTAGATTCCTCTGTCCCTGAATTTACTGGGACAAAGACGCTACATGGTATACTTGGGTATAGTAAAGATGGGCAAATAACGGTAACTCAAAGCGCGCCGTTAAAGCTTACTTTACTAGGTTTAGAATATAAAGTTTCGGTTTATCAAGGGAGGTAGGTATGGGACCAGAAGTAATGATGATAGCAACAATTGCCAGCGGGGCAATGAGCGCAATGTCAACTATGAGAGCCGGAGATGCAAAGCAATCTGAGTACGAGGTTAAGGCAGCACAAGCTAGAGCTAATGCTCAAAGAGAAGCTGCAAACGCTATGATTGAAGGCAATAATGTTATGCGTAAATTGCAAGCAACAAACTCTACTGCTGTAGCACGAGGCTTTGCTGGTGGTGTTGACGGATTTTCTGGATCAGCTAAATTAATGCAACAAATAAGTAATAAGCAAGCTGGTAAAGATTTAAGAATGACAGACTTGGCAGCAAAAGAAAGTAAAAGTTTGGGAGAAGTTCAAAGTATGATGTTTCTTGAAGCAGGAGCTTTTGCAAAAAGAGCATCTAGATTTGACGCTTTTACCAAACTAGCTTCAACTGCTGTTAGTGCTGGTTCACTTAAAACTGGCGGTAGCGGTGGTGGCGGTGGTAGTAGTTCATACGGTATGCCAGGGTCAGGAACGCCATCTTATGGCTCTACTGCATATTGGAAAGGATCAGCGTAAATGGCTAAAATACCACTGTATAGACCTGATAGACAAGAGTCTGGCATAAAACCAGCATCAGCTCTTAGCACACCTCAGTTTGGTGAAGCTATTAACATGGAAAGAAAGATATCAGAAGGCCTGGATACTATACAGAAATTTGCGTATGAAGAAGGCGAGCGCGGCGTTAAAAAGCAAGCAGCAGAATA